GCCCTGCCGCCGCGCCCGTCCCCGCGCCCCTGCCCTCCGGGTCCCCCATTTGGGGAGTTTGGGGAGGGAGAGGGAAAGAGACAGGCGCTAGCGCGCCTGACGCTGAATGGTGAGGGCGGGCAATTTTCGCGAATTGGGGAGGGCTTGGGGAGGTGATGGGGAGGGTAATTTACGGGGTCCGGGGGCCGCCGCGGTTTGAAATATTCAATAAAAACAAGGGTCTTTTGGGTGTATTATATCACTTGGGGACTTTGGGGAGACTAGGGAGGGGTATTTACGCACATGAGAAAAACCCCGTGACGGCAATTTTAAGGGCGAGGCGGGCAGGGCGTCCCCATCGTCCCCAAGGCAAGGAACTGACAATGGCAAACCTGAATGACGCAACCCGGTTCGAGGCTGCACTTGTGCGCAACGGCGCGGACGTTGATGTGATCCTGCGGCGGCGGTCCGGGCTGGCAATCCTGGATCACCTGACCCCGGCCGAACGCGTGGCCGTGGAAACCTACGGGGCGACGTTTGAGGCGGTCGCGGCTGGGGGGGTGTCCATGCCCCGCGACGGCTTGTCCGCCAAGCTGGCCGGGGGAAGCGGTGGCGCGGGCGGCCCGTCGCGCGAGGGGCGGCAATCGCGCGCTGTGGATCAGGCGGCATTTCTGCGGCGTATGGCGGCGGGGGTCACGTCGCGGGGGCGGGTGGTGGCGTTCGGAAAGCGCAACCCGGTTGAGGTCGGGGCGCTGACCTTCTGGCACGCGTTCACGGTTGACGGTCTGTCCGTTCGGGCGGCGCTGGATCGGTTCGGGGTCAAGCGCGGCCCGATTGTGAATAATGCCACGGTGTCCGAGGTCAAGGCGATGGCGGCGGCCGTGCTGGATGCGATGGGCAAAGGGGGCAATCCGATGGCGCAATAAAAACGATTGACTTTTAGAACCGCCCCCGCCCGTTAAGTCTTATGGTGGACGAATCGGCGCGGGGCGCTGGTCCTGCCTTCCCCACGTCCGAAAGATAGGTGTTCCGCAATGCAGATTGGCATGTCGTCAAACCTGCGCGACGTTGAGCGCGATCTTTCGGACGTGGCGCGGAAGCAGGTGCCTTTCGCAATGTCGGTTGCAATCAATGACACGGCGGCGGACCTGATTGAATTGAACAAGCGCGAAATGGCCCGCACATTCGATGCGCCCACGCGCTGGACGCTGAACGCGTTTCACTTCACGCGGGCGACAAAGGCCCGGCCGATTGCCACGATCAAGCGGAAGACGGCCGCCGCGTCCCGTGATTACCTGCTGCGCCAGTCCGAGGGCGGGGCGCGCAAAAAGACGGGGCTTGAACGGCTGTTGAATTCGCGGCTGGCCTATGCGGGACAGGTCGGGTTCGTCGTCCCCACAAAACACATGCCGCGCAACCGTCACGGAAACATGGCCCCGGGTCAGGTGCAGCGCATCCTGTCCGGCCTGAAGTCGCAGAACGATGGCGCGCAGAATGAAACGGCCGCGTCGGCAAAGCGGCAACGCAAGTCCGGCGCGGCCCGCTATTTCGTGCCGAAAGAGGGCGGGCGCATGTCCCCTGGCGTTTACATGCGCAAGGGCAAGGCCGCGCCGGTCAAGGTTCTGGCGTTCACGTCCAAGGCCCCGCGCTATCGGGCGCGGTTCAAGTTCTATCCGAAAATGAACAAGGCGGCGGCGCGGATCATGCCCGGCCGCTTTGCCCGGGCGTTCGCGGCCGCAATGTCAACCGCCCGCTGACCGGCCCCGCCCTTCCCCGCCCGGACTTGCCCCGAGGCCCGCCAGGATTTCGGGCGGGTCCTTCCGGGGGGTTCGTGCGCGGGTATATTCGCACCCCGTCATTTGAGACGGTTTTGCATATCGGGCGGGCGGGTTTTTGGGTTGGGGTTGTTGATATGAAAGGCGAAAATCAGGCGGGTTCGCGCGATCTGCCGCCCCTGACGGCGCAGGAACGGGATTTGGTTTCCCGTTTTCCATTGCCCCCCGGGGTTCCCGACGCGCTGGTGAACAAGAAACTTCTGGCGGCTGCGCTGGACGTGTCCACGACAACGGTTGATGCGTGGCTGATCGGCCCGCCGGACGAACGGATTCCGTGGGTCACAATGGGGACGAACGGGCGGTCATATGAATTCCGCCTGTCGGTGGCGTTCGCGTGGCGGCAGGCCCGGGACGCCCGCGAGGCGACGGACCGGCGGCTTGCCGAGGATGCGGTTGCCCAATTGCGCCTTGAACTTTTGGGCGGGGCGCAGGGGGACCGGGCGCGGGCCGCGCTGTCCCCCAAGGATCAGAAAGAGGCGCTGGCCGTTGAAAAGGAATGGATGATTGCGGCCCAAAAGCGGCGCGATCTGATCTTGGCGCAGGACGTTGCGGGCGCGGTCGAGGCCGCATTTAGCGCGATCCGGGACGGCCTGGACGCAATGCCGGACGTATTGGCGCGCGAATTGGCCCTGGATGGCGCGGCGGTCGAAACGGCGCAGCGCATCCTTGATGATGTTTTGCGCGAGGCAAGCGCGGCGGTTGAGGGGCTTTTCAAGGAAGGTTAGGGAATGCTGTTCAATGACGCGCCGGAATACCGCGAGGGCGCAAGCCTGCCGGGCTTCCGGCCCGCTTCGGACGCGATCCTTGCCGCCTTGCCTGCCCTTTCCCCGCCTGCGCGCCTGAAGGTGTCGGACGTTGCCACCCGCCGCAAGATCAATGCGGGCGGGCGCTGGACGTTTTGGGACAATGGCGTGGCCCCCTATATGGTTGAACCGATGAACGCCACAATGTCGCGCCGGTTTGACTCGGTTGTGTTCGTGGGGCCTGCGCGGTCGTCCAAAACCGAGGGTTTGATTGTCAATCCGTGGTTTCACGCGGTCGTCGCATCCCCGCGCATGGCGGCAATTTTCTACATGAGTCAAGCGGCGGCAAAGGAATGGTCTGAGCAGGAATTGGGCCAGCTTATCAAGAATACGCCCGAACTGGTCGCGGCGCTGCGAAAGGATAACGTCCACGAAAAGACGTTTTCCGGCGGGGCGCGCCTGACGATTGACTGGCCCGTGGATAACAAGCTGTCCGGCCGAACAATCCCGCTGGTGCTGCTGGCTGACTACGATCAGAAAGCCTATCAGAATGTCGAGGGTCAGGGGCCTGCATTCGACATGGGCCGCAAGCGGACCACAAGCGCGGGATCGCGGGGCATGACGGTTGCGGAATCGTCGCCCCGGTTCCCCGTCCTGGATGAGTCGTTTGAGGCGAAAACGCCCCATGAGGCCCCGCCGTGCGAGGGTATTCTTGGGATTTATAACACGGGGACGCGCGCCCGCCTTTACTGGACGTGCCCGCATTGCGGCGAACTGTTTGAACCCCGAAAGGAAAGGTTGGTTTATCCGGTCGCAGGAACCCCGGCCGAGCGTGGCGCGGCGGCCATGATGGAATGCCTGCATTGCCGGTGCCAGATACCGCCCGCCGCTAAGGCCGATCTAAACCGGCGCGCGGTGTGGCTGCATGAATCGGCGTCCGGCGGCCTTGTGCCGCTGGATCACCCGGACCTGCGAAAGACGACAACGGTTTCTTATTGGCTGCACGGCCCGGCGGCCGCGCTGGCGTCCTGGTCGCAGATCGTGGCCCGCGAACTTGAGGCGGTCGAACATTTCGAGGCGACGGGCGACGATAGCAAGCTGAAGGCTGTGACGAATCTTGATTGGGGCTTGCCCTACACGCCCCGCGCGCAAGGCGAGGCGGTGGCGCTGTCTGAAAAGGCGCTGCGGGAATCGGCGTCTGACCATGCTTGGCAGGTCGTCCCGGCCGCCGCGCGGTTCCTGCTGGCGTCTGTGGACGTTCAGCCGGGCCGTTTCGTCGTGGCGGTTCATGCCCATCTGCCGAACGGGGAACGGGTCCTGGTGGATCGGTTTGACATTCACGCCCCGCCCGCCACGGCACCCCGCGCGGCGGACCGGCAGCTTGCCCCGGAACGATACGGCGAGGACTGGGACGCGTTGCTGGACTTGGCTGCGATGGACTATCCGGTGGCGGGCGCGGATCATCGTTTGAGGATCCTGTCTATCGTCTGCGACATGCACGGCCAGCCGGGTGTGACCCCGAATGCATACGCGTTCTATAGGCGCGCCCGCAAATCGCATCCGCGCCGGTTCCATCTGGTCCGGGGGGAAAAGGGCGATCAGGTCAACAAGCCCCGGGCCGAGGTCAAGGCCCCCGAGACGGTCCACAAGGGCGGCGGCAAAAAGGTTGCGGCCCGTGATGTGCTGATTATCCGGGCGGCAACGGACAAGCTGAAGGATGAAATCGCGGCCAGCCTGACCCGGAAGGATTCGGGATCGCGGCGCATTCACGTCCCGCGCGGCGCGCCGTCCGAGGTTTTCGCGGAACTGGCGGCCGAACGCAAAGGCCCGAAAGGGTGGGTCAAGCGCGCGGGCGTCAAGCGAAACGAGGCGATTGACCTTGCGGTATATGACTTGGCCTTGCTGATCGTCCTGGGTGTCGAAAAACTGAATTGGGATGCCCCGCCCGCGTGGGCGCTGGCAGGTCCCGGAAACAGTTTCGCGGTTCTGCCGTCCGAGGCCCCGGCCAAGGTCGCGGCCGAGGTCGGCGCGGACGATCCGCCCTTGCCCCCTTCATCGCCCAAAAAGCGGCCGCGCCCTGCAAAGCGCGGTGGCGGGCGCTTTTCTGGATGGTGACGCCATGATGGACCCCACGCCTTGCCTGTTCATCAGCCGCCCCCGGGCGGCTTTGTTCTGCCCGGCTGCGGTGGATCACCTGACGGACGGCAAGGGCCGGGCGGTGGTGGTCGGTCCGGTCCGGGATCGGGCTGACATGGGGTTTCAGGTCCGGGTCTATGGTCCGGGCCTGCCGCCGCGTGGCCGGACGGTCACGCATGACGATTTGTCCCGGATGGGGATTCACTAAACGAAAGGGCGCGCAATGGTCGTCTTGATGGTTTCTGCGGCCGTGGCGGCCGTTTTCGTGCTGGTTGCGTCCGGCGCGGTTCCGGTGGTGTCGCGGCCGGTCAAGAAAGCGGCTGCTGGCGGCGGCGTGGCCGCGATCCTTGCGGCCGCCGCCGCGTTCGTCGGACCCTGGGAAGGGCTGCGCACGGATGCCTACCTGGACCGCATCGCAAGCCCGGCCGTCTGGACGGTCTGTTATGGCGAGACGCGCGGCGTCAAGGCCGGGGACAGTCACACGCCAGAGGAATGCGCGGCCAAGCTGGCGGCGGGCCTGGGTGAATTCAGGTCTTTGCTTTCGGTCTGCATTCCCGGCTTGCCGGTGCAGCCCGAGGGGGTGCAGGTCGCGCTTGTGTCCTGGTCCTACAATGTCGGGACCGGCGCGGCCTGCGGGTCAACGCTGGCCCGGCTGGCGAACGCGGGGGACTGGCGCGGGGCCTGCAATCAACTGCCGCGATGGAACAAGGCGGGCGGCCGTGAGGTGCGCGGCCTGACGAACCGTCGCGCGGCCGAGCGCGATCTTTGCATTCAATCCTTGGAGGGCTGAAATATGTTCATTCTGAAAGGGGCGCTGGCCCTGTCCATCCGTTATGTGCTGCTGATCGGTGGTGGCGCGCTGGCCGGTGCCGGGATCATCACGCAAACGGGCGTGAATCATTTTTGTTTTGACGCAAAAACGGTCGCGGATGCGGCGGCGGTCGGTGCGACCATGATCGCGGGCGGCGGTGCGGCCACGTCGGCGGGCGTCGTCTGGCGCTGGTGGGCCAAGAAACGCGGCGGCGTGACCTGATCGGCGCGCTATAATCCTATCACGCTATCATGGGGGTCCGATGGCAAACGCATTCAACCCGGGGCAGGGTGTCCCGGGGTCGCTGATTGCTGGCGATGCCTGGGCGTGGCGCGCTGACGGCCTTGCGGCTGTCTATCCGGCCCCGGCCTATTCGCTGGCTTATCATCTGGCCCCCCGTGCTGGCGGGCCTGCGCTGGTGGCCCCGGCCACCCCGGACGCGGACGGGTTCCTGGTGTCGGTTGCGGCCACGGCCACGGCCGCGCTTGTGGCTGGTCCGTGGGTGTGGGCGCTGAGGGTCACGCGCGCGTCCGATGCTGCCGCCGTTACGGAGGCAACCGGGTGCGTGGAAATCTGCCCGAACCCGTCAAGCGGCGCAGACACGCGGTCACAGGCCCGTCGCCTGCTGGACGCGATCAACGCGGTTCTGGAACGGCGCGCGGGAAAGGACGTGGATGCATACACAATCGAGGGGCGCAGCTTGACGCGAATTCCATTCGCGGAACTACGCGCCACCCGCGCCCGCTTGCTGCGCGAGGTCGCGGCCGAGGATGGCGGCGGACCGGGCGGCGGGCTGCGTCATAGAAAAGTGAGGTTCCGCAATGTCTGACAAGCGGCGCGGCCTGTTCGGCCGCATGTTCGGCCGCGAATCGTCGGCCCCCGTGGTCCGGGCCGAACCGCCCGTGACCTTGGCCCCTGCGGGCCTTCCCCGCCATGCTGTCCGCCGGTTCAAGGCGGCCAAGCCCGGCCGGAATGTCGGGGGATTCGGCGGGATCATGGCGGACTCGCCCCGGGCCGAGGCCCGGCAGGACCTGCGCGGGCTGGTCAATCATGCCCGCTATGCGGCGCAGAACGTGGATTACCTGAAATCCTATGAAATGATGGTCCGGCGTCACGTCGTCGGGCCTGCCGGGATCGCCCTGCAAATGGATGCGCGCCTGTCTGACGGTGCCCGGGACCGGGCGCTGAATGATACGATTGAAAAGGCGTGGCGCAAGTGGGGCCGTCGCGGAAATTGCACGGTCTGCGGCAAGCTGTCCTGGTGGCATGTCGAAAAGACGGCGGCGACGATGCTTGCGCGTGAGGGGAATTTCTTCCTGCGCATGTGGCGCGGCCGGGCCTTTGGCCGGTTCGGGTTTCAGGTCCAACTGATTTCGGTTGACCTGCTGGACGTGGACATGGTGGCGGACCTGGGGGGCGGCCGCTATGTGGACGGCGGGGTGGAATTCGACGCGCTGAATCGGCCGGTTGCTTATCACTTCTTTGACGGCCACCCGGCCGAGTCGCACACGGGCCGCCTGCGCACCCGCCTGCGGGTTCCGGCGGATCAGATCGTTCACACGGTCCGGCAATCGGAAACCGGCCAGAACCTAGGCGTCCCCGAAAGTCACACGGCCCTGCGCCGGTTCAACCTGCTTGGACAGTATGAGGAAGCGGCCATGACGGCGGCGCATTACGGTGCGGCGGCGATGGTGTTCCTTGAAAACACGGACCCCGAGGGCGTTCCATCTGCGGCCCCTGGGGCTGATGGTGACGAACTGCCCGAGGAAATGGAAGCGGGTATGATCGTTGATCTGCCCCCGGGTTACAAGGCGACGGCGAACCCGTCGAACTATCCGGATGCGAACATGCCGGGTTTTCTGAAAAGCCTGATCCGTGGCGGCGCTGCGGGCCTGGGCGTGTCCTATGCCGGTCTTTCGTCCGACATGGAGGGTTCCAACTTTTCCAGCCTGAAGGATGGCCGGGGCGAGGAACGCGACGAATGGCGCATGTTCCAGCGTGATTTGTGGGAAGGTCTGCACGGCGAGGTTTTCCGGCATTGGTTGCAGGCGGCCTACCTGTCCGGGCAATTGCCCGGCGTCACGCTGGACGATCTGGACCGCGCGGCGGATGCGGCGACGTGGCGGGGCCGGGGGTGGATTTCCCCGAACCCGAAAGACGACGCAACCGCCAATGACATGAACCTGAAAAACCGGCTTATCGCCCCGTCTGACGTTGTGTCCGAGCGCGGCGGCGATTTCGAGCAAACGGTTTCGAGGTTCGCAAATGATCTGGACACGTTGCGCGCCGCTGGCGTGCCGCTGGCGTCGTCCATGATGCTGCCGGAAACGCAAGGCCCTGCGCCTTCCCCGCCCCCTGAAGTCCCCGGCCTGCCGGGTGGCGAACCGGACCCGGGCGAGGCGTCGGAACCTGCCGGATAGGAATAAGGCCAAATGGTGAAAATCAGAATTCCCGGGCGGGCCTACCGCGCCGGGGAAATCGACATGGCCGCGCCCGAGGATGGCGCGGCCGTGGATGATCGGCGCGTGACTCTGGCGTTTTCGTCGGAGGAACCCGTTGTCCGGTCATATGAGATTTCAGGCAAGCCGACGCTTTGCCTTGAAATCCTGGGTCACGCGGACGGGGAGGTGGATTTCACCCGTCTGGAAGGTGGCCGCGCGCCCCTGCTGGTGGATCACGTCCAGAGCGTGGACTCGCAAGTGGGGGTGGTCGAAAGGTTCTGGATCGAAAACGGGCGCGGCTATGCCGTGGTCCGGTTCGGCCAGTCCGCCCGCGCGTCCGAGATCCTTGCACGGGTCCGGGATGGCGAATTGTCCGGCGTGTCTGTCGGATATGAAATCCTGACCCTGACGCCCGAACCCGCGCGCGACGGAATGCCCGTCCTGCGCGCCCGCTGGCGTCCCTATGAAATCACGCTTTGCCCGGTGCCTGCTGACGCAACCGTGGGCGTGGGGCGCGCGGCCGATGTGGCCGAACGCGAAATTTCCGTATCCCTTCCCGATGAGGAACAAGACATGACGAAAGATAACCCCGCTGCAAACCCCGCAGAGGTCAAAACCCCGGACCTGTCGGCCGAGCGCGCCCGCGTGAAGGCGATCCGCGCCCTGGGCAAGCGGTTCGATATGCCGGATGACAAGGTTGATGCGGCTATCGAGGAAGGCCGGACTGAAGCCGATTTCCAGAAAGACGTTCTGGACAACATGGAATCGGACGAGTCGACGGCCACCCGCGCCCGTGCGGGCAAGATCGGCATGACGGACAAGGAAATCCGCCAGTTTTCGCTGTTGAACGCGGTGCGCTATCTGGCGAATCCGAATGACAAGCGCGCCCGCGAGGCCGCCGCGTTCGAGATCGAGGTGTCGAACGCCGCTGAAACCACGCTAAAGCGGTCGGCGCAGGGCCTTCTGGTTCCGGCTGACGTTCTGTCGGCGCAGAACTTCACCCGCGCGTCGGTGGCCGTGCCGAATGCCAACGCTGCCGCGCTGGTCGCAACCGAACATCTGGACGGGTCTTTCATCGGCATGCTGCGCCGCCGCGCCGCGCTGACCCGCCTTGGCGTTCGCACCCTGACCGGCCTTGTCGGCAACGTGGACATTCCGCGTCAAGCGGCGGGCGCGACGGCGCACTGGATCGGGGAAAATGGCAATTCCACGGATTCGGACCTGTCGTTCAACACTGTCGGCCTGACCCCGCACACGTTGGCCGGTTCGGTGCCGATCACCCGCCGCACCCTGATCCAGTCCACCCCGGACGTTGAATTTCTGGTCCGCGACGATCTGATTCAGGTTCTGGCGCTGGCGCTGGATGCCTGCGGGATCAGCGGCGCGGCCGATCCTGACGCCCCGGCCGGGCTGCTGGATTACGGAATCCCGACGGTCGATTTCGCGGCCGATATTCCGACCTGGGCGGAAATCGTGGAAATGGAAAGCGCCATTGCGTCGGCGGACGCTGACGTGGACGCAATGCGCTACGTCATGCGCGCGCCCTTCCGTGGCGTCCTGAAGTCCACCCCCAAGGTTGCCGGGACGGCCGAATTCCTGATGCAAGGGAACGAGGTCAACGGCTATGAAGCCGTCATGTCGAACAACGGCCCGGCGGCCGGTTCGATCCTGGGCAACTGGCAGGACCTGATTCTTGCCATGTGGTCGGGTCTTGATCTGACCGTTGACACGGCCACGCTGGCCGCGTCGGGCGGCATGGTCCTGCGCGCCTTCCAGGACGTTGATTTCGGCCTGCGTCACGCGGAATCGTTCGTCCACGGTCGCAACCCGGGCGCGGGCGTGTGATCTGACCTGCGCGCCATCCGGTCGGGTGGCGCGCCCTTCCCTGTGGGGGTTTCAATATGAAATCGGTTGATCTGGACGCGCCATTGACGCGCGGCCGCCGGGAATTTGACCCCGGCACCCGGCTGGACCTTCCGGCCGAACTGGCGGGCAAGCTGGTGGATCGCGGCCGCGCGCGGCTGTCCACGACGGGCGGCGTTGCCCCGGCCTTGCTGCCTTCCTCGCCGCCTTCCCGCGAGGTCCCGGAATGATCGGTGACGATGATTGGGGCGTTTTCATGGACCCGGACGAATTCGGGGTGACGGCCTATTGGGAAACGCAAGGCGGTGAATCTGCGGACGTGGACGGCATTTTCGAGGCCGCCCGCGAGGTCGTGTTGCCCGGCGAGGGTGGCGGTATTTCGGCCCTGTTGCCGGTGTTGACCGTCCCCGAAATCGCAGTCCCCGAGACTGCGGGCCAGGACGATGATGTGGAAATTGACGGCCGGAATTTCCGCGTTGCGGACATTCAGCCGGACGGGTCCGGGCAATCCCGGATCATTCTTGAAAGGGTGTAAACATGGCGAAAATTCACGGCCAAGGCGGGTCCATGACGATTGCGGCCGAGGTGGTCGGCCATCTTCAGGGCTGGAACCTGGACGAACAAGCGGCCGTCCTTCAGGGCTATTCGATGGGCGATGAATGGGCGGACAATGAAACCGGCGTGAAAAGCTGGTCCGGGTCCTGCGAAGTCTATTTTGACCCGGCGGACCTGGGCCAGATCGCGGCCGGTGTGGGTGAGGTCGTGGCGGTCCAGTTCTATCCGGGCGGCGATTCTTCGGGTCAGGAGTATCGTTCTGGCGATGCGATCATTACCGGAATTCCCACGTCCGGCACAAAAGACGGGTGGGTGTCCATGACGATCAATTTCGCGGGCAAGGGGCCGCTGGCCCGCGCGACCGTCACCTGACCCCGGCGCGGCCGGGCTGATCTGGCCGCCCCGCCCTTCCCCGTCCTTCTGAAAGGCTGAAAACATGAATGCAGATCAAATCCTTGACGCCGCGCGCGCCCATTTTGACCGCCTGCGCGGCCAGACGGTCGAGGTCCCGGAGTGGGGGCTGACGGGCGAGTCCGCTGCGACCTATGACCCCCCGACGCTGAAAATCCGGCAACTGATCCAACATCAGGCGGGCAAGTCTGATGCACGCCTGTCGGCGCTGACGGTGATTCATTGCCTGAAAGGCAAGGATGGCAAGCGCATCTTTGCCAATGACGCGCCCACGCTGGCCGCCTTTGAGACGGCAATGGACCCGGCCGTGATCGGCCGAGTCGCTGGCCGCATCCTGAGCGGGTCCACGGATTCCGATTTGGGAAACTGATGCGCGAGGACCCGGAAACCTTCGGCCTGTATGGGATCGCATCCCATTTGGGCAAGTCGGTTTCCGAGGTCCTTGACCTTCCGGCCGAGGAAATACGGGGGTGGGTCGCATATTTGACTCATCTTTCAGAGCGTTGACGGGGGTTCATCATGCGCGACCTGTTTTTCAATATCCGGGCCAAAGACATGACGGGCGCGGCCTTCGATAAGGTCCGGCGCGGCCTGTCCGGCATTGACGGCGCAATGGCCGGTGTGACGGAACGTGCAAACCGGATGGGCGGAAATCTGGTCGCGGCGGGTGGCGCGCTGACGGCGCTGACGGCCCCGGTTCTGCTGGCGTTCCGGGACTCGCTGTCGCTGTTCGATGTGCAGGAAAAGGCGCAGGCAAAGGTTGTCCAGGCCGTCCGGCAAACTGGCGGCGCGGCCGGGTTCGCGGCGGATGAACTGTTCCGGCAGGCGTCCGCCCTTCAGGCCGTTACGCGGTTTGGGGATGAGGCGATTCTTGACGGCGTGACGGCGCAATTCCTGACCTTTACGAACATCACGGGGGATGCCTTCACCCGCGCGCAGACGGCCGCCCTTGACCTGTCAACGGTCCTGAATGCGGACCTGAAGGGCACGGCGATCATGCTTGGCAAGGCGCTGAATGACCCGGTGCGGGGTCTTGGCGCGCTTGGCGAGGCCGGAATCACATTCACGCAACGGCAAAAAGATGTTGTCAAGGCGCTGGCGGAAACCGGCAGGATGGCCGAGGCGCAGGCCGTCATTCTGGACGAAATCCAGCGGGTCTATGGCGGGCAGGCGCAGGCCGCCGCGTCTGTCGGCATGGGGGCGCTTGTCCAGTTTCAGAACGCGTGGGGGGACTTGAAAGAGGTTGTCGGCGGTCATGTGGCTGATTTGCTGCCGCAGATCACGGGGTTTTTTGGTTCCGTGGCGGCCGGGTTCACTTCCCTGCCTGATCCCATGCAGAAAGCGGTGATCGCCTTCACGGCCGTTTCGGCCGCCGTGGGGGTGCTGACGGTTGCGATTGGCGCGCTGATGGTCGCGGCGGGTCCTGTCACCCTGACCTTGACTCTTGTTGCCGGTGCCGTGGCGGCCGTGACGGCGGCGGCGGTGTCCTTGTCGGGTGAAACGCAAACCCTGCAAGGCCGGACTGACGATCTGGTGGCGTCGGTGGCGGATGAGGTGCGGGCAACTGCCGCCCTGTCCGGGGTGCTTGATTCCGGCATTTCCATGTCTGTTGACACGGCCACGGCCAAGATGCGCGAGGCGCAGGCCCGCTATGAAAACGTCAAGGCGGTGATCGCGGAACATCGGGCGCTTGTGCAGGGGTCGGCGGAATATCAGGACGCCATGTCGGCGCTGAAGCGTGGGGGTCTGAACGATTACGGCCCTGGCCCCACGGGTCACATTGACCCCGAACTTTACCGGATCGGGGCAATCGGCCGGCGCGTTGACGGTGAAAGTCAAATGGCGATGGAATCCCTTTCGCGGTTGGGGACTCCGCCCGAATTGCTGAAGCAACTTTCCGAGACGGAGTCGCAGATTGAACGCCTGAAGGGCCTTGGCGCTGAAGCTGGTTCCAGCCTGGGCGGCCTTGGATCTGTCACGGTTGACCTGGACGGCGTTCTGGACGGCCTGGGCGGCGGTGCGGGTGGCGCGGCTGGCGGGCTGCGGAAGGTGGGCGCGGCGGCCAAGGAATCCAAGGATGAACTTGGGGAACTGCTGCGCACGATCATCGCAAACGCCAATGACGGCGCGAACGCCCTGGAGGGGTTCGGCAAGGAAACGGCCGAAATGATGAGCGGCATATTCAATCCCGGCCGCAAGGAATTCGAGGATTTCGGGGACTTTGTGGACGAATGGGGAAAGCGGTTGCTGGACCGGATGCTGACGAATCTGTGGGAACCGTTCGGGCAAACCCTGGACGGAATTTTTAGCCGCGTTTCGGGCGGTGTTTCGGGTGGTGGCGGTGGTGGCATTGGCGGTTTCCTGTCCAGTGTCGGCGGGTCGATCCTGTCGGCGCTGCCGGGGTTCGATACGGGCGGCGAAATGGCCGTTGCCGGTCGGGCCGGGATTGACCGCAACATAGCCGCGTTTCGGGTGTCGCAGGGCGAGACGATCAAGGTCACGCGCCGGGGCGAGGCCCCCGCGCCCCGTGGGTCTGAAAATTCCCCGGCGGGCGGCCATGTGTCCATCGGCTTTGATGCGTCAACCGGATCGCTAACGGCGGTCATGCACGACATTGCCGGGCGCAAGATTGCCGAGGCCCGGCCCGCCATCGTCGGGGACTCGGTGGGGCGTGTCCGCGCCATGTCGCGCAAATCCAAATCGTTCCTGAATAGGTGAGATCATGCCGATTGATGTTTTCCCGTGGCCGCCTGTCGGCGCGGTCGGTTCCGAGTGGACCGAGGACGCCCCCGTGGCGCGCCTGCGGTCCGCCCTGACCGGCCGCGATCAGATGCAGGCAAGTCAACGGGTTCGGCGGATCGCAACGGTTGAGGTTTCCGCCATCGCGTCGGGTCGTCTTGGGGCTGGATATTGCGAAATGCTGAAACATTTTCTGGCGGGCGGCATCCATGCTGTCCGCCTGCAATCCGGGCCGATCAACTGGCATCTGGACGACGCCCGCCGCCGTGCGGCGATGAATTCGGAACCGCTGGACTGGCGCGCGGACGGGACGCCCCTGGGCTGGCGGGCCAACGCCCTGCCGGTGCTGTGGTATTCGGGCAGGGTTGTGCGCGGCGGGGTGCCGTTCGCGTCCGGCGAATGGGGATTTCTGCCGGTGTCCGGCCTTCCCCGCCGTGTTCGGGTGGCCGGGCCGGGCGATTTCATCCGCATCTATGACGTTTTGAATCCGGCCGTGTCCGAGGTCGCCCGCGTGATCCGCGAGGCGGTGACGGACGGTTCCGGGGGCGTGGTTCTGAAGCTGGATCGCGTCCCGCAAATCGCTGATGGGCGCGTCAACATGGTCGGCCAGGATGAGGGGGTTTTTCGGGTCGATGGCCCTTTGCCCCGCGCGGTCCAGCCGCTTTCCGGTGACTGGTCATATACATGGAAATTCCGCGAGGTTTTTGCCGATGAGGTGGGCGGATTCAGGGAAAGGGCGAACGTGTGGACTTGATTCGCAACACGCCTGCGGCGCTGCTGGCGGCGCTGGCCGGGCCTGCATTCTTCCCCGTCGTCCTGGTTGACGTTGATTGGCCGGGCGGTCGCATTCGGGCGCATGGCAATGCGGGGCCTATCACCTGGGATGGGCGGACGTTTCAGGGGGTCGGGAAATTCGGGGCGATAGACGTTCCCCAAGAGGGAATGGGCGGCGTCCCCGAGGAATTTACCATGTCCCTGACCTGCGACCTTCCCGAACTGGCCGAGTATGCGGACGCGGTAATTCGTGGCCGCCCCGGGTCGGTTTACCTGGGTGCCACGGCCACGCGGGGCGGGGCCGATCTGATCGGGGCTGTCGGCATCGTGTCTGGGACCTGCGACGGCCTTGTTTTGCGGTCCGAGGTCGTCGGGGATGATGGACAGACATTCATTCTTTACACCCTGACCGTGACATTTTCGGCGGGGCCTGGATGGCGCGCCATGTCGGCCGTTGCGCATAGTGACGAAGATCAATCACGCGCCTTTCCCGGCGATACGGCCGGGCGGCACCTGTTGACGGCGCAGGCGGACGCCGAGGTGACTCTATGGCCCGAACCGTGACGCCTGAACGCGTCATGGTCGAGGTCGAGCGGGTCATGTCCCGGCCGTTTGCGTGGGGTCCATGCGATTGCTGTTCGGCCGCCTGTGACGTGTTCGCGGCGTTGTGGGGGTGTGACCCCATGACGGGCCTGCGGTGCTATACGGGGGCCGCGCAGGCCGCCCGGATGCTTGCGGCCGAGGGTGGTTTGAGGCCGTGGGCCGAACGTGTGGCGCGCCGCGCGGGGCTTGTCCCGGGCCACGCCCCCGGCGGGTTCGGCTTGGCTGAATTTGGCGGCCGCGCATCGCTTCTAATCTGTGTCCGGCCGGGGTTGTGGGCTGGCAAATCGTTGCGCGGTTTTGCCCTTGTGCGAACCGTCGAAAAGGGCTGGCGTCATGCGGAAAATGCTTCTGATAACAACGGCAATCGTGGGTTTTTCGCTGGTCCCTGATCGGGCCGAGGCTGAACCCGTTACGCTGGCGATCGCCACGGCCTTCGGGGTGCAGGCGGGGACGGTGGCGTTCGCGGTGATTTCGGGCGTCGTCAATCTGGCCGTTTCCTATGGTCTTTCGGCCCTTGTGGGTTCGCTGCGCAAGAAACCGCGCGGCGAGGCCATCAGGTCCGAATTGACGCGCCCCACGTCCTTGCCCGCATATCGGTTTGTTTACGGCAAGACATGGGCGCCCGGCACCCCTGTTGCCTGGACGGTTCGGGGCCGCGACCTGTATATCTGCTACCTGCTGAATAGCAGGCCGAGCGCGGGGCCGTTCACGGTGCTGTTTGACAAGCGCGAGGTTGAGAAAACCGGCGACGAATTCGATTTCGGCCCGGCTGGCGGCGCGGTTGCGACCAATGCCCCCTTTGATGGTCATGTCAGATATTGGATCGGGCGCGGCGATCAGACGGCTTGCCCGGCCCAGATCATTGATGAAACAGAGGGCTATTTCACGGCGTCGGATGCGTGGCGCGGCCGGACGGTCCTTTGGGCGAAACTGCATTGCGGCAAAGACGAACATCGCCAAGAGCGATGGCCCGCCACCCCGCCGTCACTGAATGTTGATGGCAACTGGTCGATTGTCCTGGACCCGCGCGACGGGGTGGAGAGGTTCACCCGGAATCAGGGCCTGATCGTCCTGGATGCGCTGCGGAACAATCCGCTGCGGCCGTATTCCGACGATTACTTGATGCTGGAAACGTTTCCCTGGGCGGCGGACGTGGCGGATCAGCCCGTTCCCGTCAAGGGGTTCGGGTCGATCCCCCGGTATTGCTGCGACGGTGTGCTGGTGTGGGGTGACGGGGCTGAAATCGAGGATCAGCTAGAACCGCTGATGGCGGCCGGGGCGTCCCGGTTCACCCGCATCGGCGGGAAATTGGGCATTGTTCCGGGGGTGGCGCGTGAAAGCGTCAAGACGATTTCGGATTTCACGGACGGCCAGCCGGTCGATCTGGTGCGGTGGCGGTCGTCGGATGATCTTTACACGGAAGCGGTTGCCCGTTTCCTCGCCCCGGATCGCGCCTTTGAAAGCGCGGACACGCCTGCTTATGTCGTCCCCGCCGCGCAGGCCGAGGACGGCGGCGTTCCCAAGCGGTTGACGTTAGACCTTGATTTCGTGATTGATTACCGGCAGGCCGAACGGCTGGCAAAAATCGCGGTGATGCGGTCGCGGATGCAGCGCCAGGTGTCGGCGGAATTGTTCCCGGATTGCTTTGACCTGGTGTCGGGGTCGGTCTGCGATCTGGACTTGCCGCCGCCTTATACGGGCTGGAATCGCAAATATGAGATGCAGAACATTTCCCCGGCTGCGGGCCTGAATGACGACGCGTCCGTGACTGTCCGCCTTCCGGCGGTGCTGGTCGAGGAATCCGACGAAATTTGGGAATGGAACCCCGAGGCCGAGGAACAAGCCATGCGCCCCGGAGACTTCACGGGCGCGCGCGGCCGCGTTCAACCCCCGCCCGTCCCCGTGATGGTGACGGGAAGTGCGGCGGCCGGTCAAAGTGGGGACTCGGTTGTTCCGGGCGTTCTGGCGTCCTGGTCCGCGTCCGCTTCTGCGTCGGCGTCGGGGTATATGTGGCAATGGCAGAGGCGCGAGGATGGCGCGTCCGATCCGTCCGGCTGGCGAACGGGCGGCGGGCTTGATGTTACGGCGGCGGATGAATCGGGGATCTTCACGGCGTCCATTCCGTGGGTTGATGTGGGTCATTATTACCGCGTCCGGGTCCAGACGGTCGGGGCTTATGGCCGTTCGGAATGGGCGGTGTCGGAATGGGTCATGGCGATGGGACCGGCGGCGACGGTCGCAACCCCGCCCGCCCCACGCCTTGCCCCGGGTTCCGGCCGCATTGATATAACGATTCGTCAATCTAATGATCGGCGCGCCCGTGAACTGTTGCTGTATGTCGCGGCGGTGAACAATCCGCTTGCGGCAACGCAAATCGGGATGCCGTTTCAGGCTGGCGCGAATGTCGAAATTGAAACGTCCGAAATCGGCCTGGATAGTGGCGACGTGCGATATTACTGGACCCGCGCGCGCGATGAATGGGCCAACCTGTCGGACTTTTCGCCCGGCGCGGGCGCGCCTGCGTTGTAATGCAAAAAATGGGTTGGCGGGGTGGCTTTGCGCCCCGCCTTTGATTTATCTGCGGCCTTGCGGTTGCGCGGCCCCGTGTCTGAAATCGGAGTATGAAGCATGGCAAAAAAGCCCGTCTATGGCTTGCCTTACAATAACGGCGCGGCGCAAGTCACGGCGCATGATGCGGAAATCAACCGCTGCCTTGCGGCGGTGTGGGACGCGGCCGTGGTCGCAAACCTGGGCGATGCAGAGGCCGCCGCGCTGGTGGATGAATTCCGGGACCTGTGGGACGATATGGGTGGATGGGCCGGGCAAACCCGCGAGGACGCGGACGACATTCGGTCCCGCCTTTCCCCGCCGCTGGTCGTCATGGCCCTGGGTCAGTCCAATATGCGTTCCGTGACCGGCCAGACGGGCGGCGATTTGTCCGTGAACCCGAACGTCTATGCGTGGAATAGTCAAGCGTCCCCCATGACGAACGGGACGGGGTGGGTTGTTGCAACGCCCGGGCAGGCCCCGTTTGTGGGCAACGCTGGTGTGAACAACCTTGCATTCCAGTTTTGCAAGGAACTGCAACGGCGGACGGGTCGCAAGGTCTATCTGATCTTGGCCGCCCTTGGATCGCATCACATTACCGCGTTTATGAATTCGGTTGATCTTGCAAATAATGGATGGGCGCAGGTCCCCGGCGAGGCCGATCTTTTCACATTCGTGATGGATCAGCTAGCGGCGGCCCTGCCGCTGGTTCCCGGCGCGCCCGCAAGTGCCGATTATCTGATCTGGCATCAGGGCGAGGCGGACAAGGAAGATCAGGTTGAGGTTTACGCCCGGAAGCTGCGCACGGTCCTGAAGCGATTCGAGTTCAACGGCCGGATTGTGCGCAACGGAACCGATATTATCGCGGGGGAATTGCTGGTCGGCGCGAAAAACGGCCGGTTTCAGGTCCGCCACGCGGCGGCCCTGCGGCGGTTGCAGATGGGCACGCGGGAAGATGCGTTTCCCCGGTTCAAGATCGCGTCCAGCGATGGCTTGCAGCCGGTCGATCTGAACGACGATCTGCATTTCTCGGGCCAGGACCTGGACGCCCTTGCAAAGCGATATGTTGACGCGGCGTTCATGGATCAAAAACCCGTCGAGCTGGACCCGACAACGGCGGACTTGTCCGTGGATGGCGGCCTGGGGTGGGTTACTGGTTTGGTTTCGTCGCAAGATCAGCGGTCCTATGCCCGGCGCGAACCCTATTACTTGGCGGACACGCCCTTGACGATTGAGGACAACGCGGAATTGGGCTGGTGCTATGTCAGTCCGTCGCACACGCAAACGCGGATTTTCGCCCGCAAGATGCTGCCGATTTCACCGACGCGGCGGCTTGTGGTTGACCTTGATATAAGGAACGATCACCCGAGCGCCACGGCCGTGATGCAGGTCGGGTGCCATTACTTCCGCCAGGACCTTATCCAATGGGGCACGGCCTTGCCGGATGCGGATATTTCGGTTCCGGCGGGGACAACCCAGCGGGTAAGTGTGTCCATGGGGTTGCACGGGCTTGGCGCTGACGTTGGGATCAGCAACCTTGCCGCGCGGTTCGCGCCGTTCATCGCCTGCACCCCGTCCGGGACCGGCCCCGCAATCCGGTTCAATGTTCTGGCGATGCGCTGGATTTGACCGCCTGCGTTTTTCTGTTGACTTTTAGAACCGCCCCCGCCCTGTGATTCGTGTTCTGGTGTCCTGTGCGGATGGTTCCCTTAAGGGGGTTTCAATGAAGCGTTAGGCGAATTGCTGGACGATCACGCGCGCCAAGGCGCAATGCGCTAAAGCCCCGCTGAACGCGGGTCGGCCCCGGTTCCGCATGATGCGGCCGGGGCCTTTTTCATTTTCCGAGGTGAAAACATGGGCAAGCGGTCCGATTTCGCGCGCGTGGCGCGTGATTATTACCCGACGCCACCCGAGGCTGTCGCGCCCCTGGTCCCCCATCTGCGCGGCGTTCGCACGTTCTGCGAACCCTGCGCCGGGGACGGTCGGTTGATCCGGCATCTGGAAGCGGTCGGGCTGAAATGCGCGGCGGCTTTCGATATTGAGCCACGCGCCCACGGGATCGCGCAGGCCGATTCCATGGAATTGTCCCCCGGCCCCTGCGCTGCGTCCTGGGAGGCTGACGCGATCATCACGAATCCGCCTTGGGACCGGAAGTTCCTTCACCCCTTTATCCAGCGGTTTGCCCCGGCCGGTCCGGTCTGGCTGCTGTTCGATGCGGATTGGATGCACACGCGCCAGTCCGCCGCGTTCCTGCCCTTGCTGCATGAGGTGGTGAGCGTGGGCCGGGTCAAGTGGATCGAGGGGAGCAAGCAAACCGGCAAGGATAACGCGGCGTGGTATCGCTTCGGGCCGCCCCGGATTGACCGCGCGGTGATCTTTCACGGGCGCGCGGCCTGACGCCCCGCCCCTTCCCCGCCTGAAAGGATTTCAGAATGAGTGAATCGGCCATTCAGGCCGCCGCCCGGGCGGTGGTTTCCCAATGCCTGCCGGGCTGGCGGGACTGGTCGGACGATCCAGCCGCTGTTCGTCCGGACAAGCTGGGCGCGTTCCTGGTGTCCGTCACCCGGGACGGCGCGGTTCCCGAGGCGATGGGGTCCGCGCGCGAGGAAGTTTCAATGACCGTGGGTGTTGAACTGCTGATGGAATTCAGCCCGGCCGAGCGCGGCCGGGACGTGGCCGCCGCGCGCGGCCAGCTTGTTCGTGACGCGCTGCGTCTGTCCCCGGAAATCCGGGGGATTGTCGATTTCGTGACCGGGGCGGCCCTGGACGTGGACCTTGCCGCCGGGGAACGGCGCGTGGCCCGCGCGCAGGTTGCGGTTTCCGTCATGGCAACATTCTGAAAGGGGGCCGGATAGTGGGCTTTCTGTCTTTCGCGGTGCCGGTGCTGGCGGCCGCTTTTCTGGTCCTGGGGGACTTCATGCAGGCGCGCGCGTCAATTCCACGGTTTGACCTGTTCCTTGCATCTGCAACCGCTACCCCGGCCGCCGCGCATGTCGCGGCGGGGTTGGGTGCGGGGGCCAAGCCGGTTTCCCTGTTCACGGCCCCGCTTGTGGAATTCATGTTCCACGGCCAGCCTGTTTTTCTGACAATCCCGGACTGTCTGGCGCTGATCGCGTCCGCGATGATGATTGCCCGGTTTGTGGTGTGGGTGCTGTCGCCCCTGCGAAACGGGGGTGATGATGCTTGACCATAGGCCCTTGGAAATCACCCCGGCCGAGGCCCGCGCGGCCGTGCTGGCCCTGGGCGACAACGGCGGCAACGTGTCCGCCACGGCGCGCGCCCTGGGCGTCACCCGCGCCAAGCTGCAAAGGCGGCTGCGCAAGGCGGACTTGTGGGGCATCACGGCGGCGGGCGAGGTGGTGGCGTCCATTCCCCGCCAGATCGAACCCACGCCCGGACGGGTCCGCCGCTACCTGCTGACCTGCGCGCAGTCCAATACGGCCGTTCACGCCCGTTTCTGGCGCAATCTGCTGGCGTTGCGGGATCACTACGGCGCGGACTTGATGGTGGCGCGGCTGCGTTACAATCACAATGACGCGCAGGTGAGTCAGGAAAAGGACGGTCGCGAGGCTGACGGGTCCTTGTGGTATGCCCCCGAGGTTGAACCGTTCCTGGCGGACGAACGGGTGGAAATCTGCCCGGGCCTGATTTGGGCGGGGGATATGAATATCATTCCCACGGCCTTTAATCCGCTGTCCGGGCTGGACAGTTTCACGGGGTCGGCATCCTGCGTGTTTCCGCACCCGCAAATCGCCCTGAAGTCGGTTGCCACGGCCCCGGGCACGGACCCGAAAATGAACTACACAACCGGGGCTGTGACGCTGAAACGCTACATCAAGCGCAAGGCCGGTCTAAAGGCTGAATTCCATCACGCGTTCGGTGCGCTGCTGGTCGAGGTGGACGGCGCGGGGGTGTGGTTTGCCCGCCAGATCAATGCGACGGACGCGGGCCAGATTTACGATCTGGACTTGCGGGTGGATGGCGGCGAGGTGGAGGCCGGAAATCGGGTGGAAGTGTTCACCCCCGGCGACATTCACGGCACCCGGATTGACCGGGACGTGATGGCGGCCGTTTGGGGCGCTGGCGGCCTTGTGGACGTGCTGCGCCCCCGGGTGCAAGTCCTGCATGACGTTCTGAATTTCGGGTCGCGGTCGCATCACAACGGATTCTTTGACACGCTGGCGGCCCATTTCGGCAAGGCGGATGCGGTCGAGGGCGAGATTTCGGAAACCGCCGGAATCCTGAATTGCATGATCCGGCCGGAAACTGAAACCGTCGTGGCAAAGGCAAACCATGACGAACATTTGGACAAGTGGGTGGAAACGGCCGATTTCAAGCGCGATCCGCTGAACGCCCGTTTTTACCTGCAAGCGGCATCGGCCAAGGTGGACGCCATCCGGGCGGGTGATCGCGATTTTGACCTTGTGGCCTGGGCGTTCGCCCGCGCCGGTCTTGATCCGTCCATTCGGTTTCTGTCGCGCCGGGACAAGCTGGTGGTTGCGGGTGTCCGTCACGATCAGCACGGGGACTTAGGCCCGAACGGGTCGCGCGGATCGGCCGCCAACATCGCCCGGACGGGCGAAAAGGCGAACGTCGGCCATTCGCATTCCGCCGCGATTTCGCAGGGCTGCTATCAGGGCGGGACGTTTTCGGAGTTAGACATGGGATATAACCGGGGGCCGTCGTCCTGGTCGCATTCCGCAATCCTGACCTATGCCAACGGCAAGCGGTCAATCATCACATTGCGCGCCGGACGGTGGCGCGCGGACTGAAAGGGGCAGAATCATGGATGCGGAACGAGAACTGGAATCCGAACTGTTGCGGCGGGGTTTGAATGCCCCGCGTGTGTCGCCTGACATGCTGGACTCGGAAATAGTATCCGAGGATTATCACGTTTTCCCCGGGACAACGTTGACGGTTGCTTGTCTGGTGCTGCGCAACGGGTTCACTGTCACGGGCGAAAGTGCTGCGGCATCGCCCGCGAACTTTGATGCGGAAATCGGGCGGCAAATCGCGCGCGCCAACGCCCGCGAAAAAATCTGGCCGCTTTTGGGGTTCCGCCTGCGGGACGCCCTGCTGGCTGCGTCCTGAATTTTCGAGAGGATCAATCATGTTTTACGAAAACAAGGTGCGGGTGACGGGCTGTCTTGGTCAGGACCCGGAACTGAGGTCGTTCCAGAATGGCGGCCGGGTCGCGAATCTGCGGGTTGCCACGACGCGGCGCTGGAAGGATCGGAATTCCGGCGAGGTGAAAGAGGCGACGGAATGGCATTCCGTGGCCGTCACAAGTGACGGGCTGGTGGGTCTGGTTGAGCAACGGTTGCGCAAGGGGTCTTATGTGACCATTGAGGGCCGTTTGCAGACGCGCAAATGGCAGGATCAGAACGGCCAGGACCGATACACAACGGAAATCGTTGTGGCCCCTTATGGCGGCGAAATCGGGTTTCTGGATCGGAACCCGGGCGGATCGCAGGGCGGACAGGATCGCGGCGCGGGTGGCGGCCAGGGTGGCGGCCAGTCCGGCGGCGGATCGCAGGGCGGCGGTCGCCCTGACTATGACGACGAAATCCCTTTCTGAATCGGACTGCCCCGCCTGCTGATCCGCAATGCGGGTTAGTGACCCAATTCAACCCCGTGCCCATCTGGTCTGATAATGTGCAGTTATCGCGAGTGATGGGCGAAAGGAATCGTCATGTCCTTTTCGTTTCCTGCGGCGCATTTCGAGCGCAACGCGCGGCCTGTCCCGGTTATGGATGCGGTCCCGCCCCGCGTGACGGCCGAGGCCGCCGCCCCTGCCCTTCCCCGCCCCCTGGTGTTGGGCCTGTCCGGCCCGGGTGGTTGTGGCAAGTCCACGGTCGCCCGCGCGCTGGTCGCGGCCCTTGGCGGCCGCGCGGTCGTCCTGCCGGTCAACGCGCCCCTGAAGGCCGCATTGCGGGCGATCCTGGAAGCCGGGGGGTTGACCCCCGCGCAGATCAACAGGCGGCTTGACGGCGATCTGAAGCGGGTTCCCTGCGCGATCCTGGGCGGCCGGACCCCCACGGATGCAATGCAGACGATGGGGACGGAGTGGGGGCGGCGGATGGTTCACCCGGATTTGTGGGTGGACCTGTGGCGGCGGCAGGCTGAAATTCGCATGGCGTCCGGTGCGGCCGTCCTGAATGATTCCGTCCGCTTTGAAAATGAGGTGGCCCATATTCACGCCCTGGGCGGTGTCGTGGTCCGCCTGACCGGCCGGGCTGGCGATCTGAACGGGTCGAACGGGCATGAGTCGGAACGGGGTGTGGCGGCTGATTTCGAGGTGCCGAACGTGGGCACCCCGGAAGCCACGGCCGCCGCCATTCTGGACGTTCTGGCGGCCCGCCAGATCGAGGCGGGGAACCGTGGCGCGGGCGGCATCTGGTCCGGCATGATGGCCGCCTTGCACGGTCGCGCAGATCGGCCGAAATGGTAACATGAGAAAGCCCCGCCCCGGTTCATTCCGGGGCGGGGCTTTTGGCCGTTCTGGCGGTCGGTCCGGGGTGTCGTCATTCTACCGTTTTCGTGGCGTGCGGCGTGCGCGCCCCGCAGGTGCCACATATCACTTGACTAGGGCTGTCCGGCGCTGAAGGAACTTCCCCGAGATTTGACCCGCACCTGGGGCATGATGCTTTCCATTCGCCCGGCCGCATGGCGTCCGCTTTTGTGCGAATGTCATTCGCGGCCCGTTTGGTCGCGTTGCGTTCGGCGTCGGCCCTGTGGCCCGCTTCGTTTATGATTTCAAACCGCCATTCCAGGCTGGTGCGGCATTGGGTCAGAATGAAATCAACGTGTGATTTCGGCCGGTATCGCGGGCCATGAATGGCGCGCAATGCGCGGCGCGCGGCGGTCGCGGCGGCCTTGCGGGTGGTATAGCTGCGCGGGGTGGTCATTGCCCTGCCCCTTCCGCCTGGGTGGTTCTGAGGGTTTCGATTTCGCGTTGCAGGTCAACCGCGAAATCCGCAACGTCGGCCATTCGCATGATTTCAGCGCGGGCCATTTTCCGCCCTTCATCCGTGCCGTTTTCAAGTGCGGCGATCACGATGCTGGCGGTTTGTTTCCATTTCATTTCGATTGTTAGGGTCATGTTCCGGTCCTTTTGTGTCGTCCGCAGGTCAGTCAATGAACCCGCCGCGATCCAGGGCGTCAACAGTATCGCGCAGGGCTGCGCCGCCGCTGAATTTAATCAAGACAAAGGCCCGTGCGCCGCTGGCGTCAAGCGCGATCAATCCGCTTGCCCCGTGGGTCGCTGCGATCTGTTCTAGCATGGCGCGGACCTTCGGGCCTTCAACGTCAAAGGACTTTGCGCGCGTGTTGAGATTTGTCTTTATACGGTGGGTCATGTTCTGGTCCTTTCCCGTGGCGGTGGTGGCGGCCCTAGTGGGCCGCCGTGACATAGGCGAACGAACCGCATTCCGGGTCATGCGCCCCGGTGACGGTGGCGAGGGGTCCGAAAAACGCGGCAACCCGGCCGGGCAGGTCGGCGCAAACGGTTTCGGTTGAAAAGGTGAATTCGCGTTCCCCCCTGATGGTCAATTCAACCGGCGCGCCGATCATGCCGGAAAAGCGTTCTTCAAGGGATAGTTTGCGCAAGTGAATTTTGCGGTCCGGGGTGGTGAACTTCAGGACTTCATTGCGGCGGGTGGTCATGGCGGTGTTTCCTTGCGGTCTGATTCGCTGTGATAGCTTGATAGCGTGCTATCATGCTATCAGTCAAGCCGGAATGCTACGCAAGGCAAAGGCCCGCGCGATGGCGGGCCTTTCGGGTGGCGTGTCAGACGGTGGTGGGTGGTGGTGGGTTCGCCTTGCGCCATTCCCGAACCGCCACGCGCGCGGTCGCTGCGTCGTGCATAAATTCAGGGTCGAAATTTAGAATGCCTGTCCAGTCGTGAATTTCCGCCACAACGTCGTCGGGGTCGCGGGCGTAGTCGTGGGGGTATTTGTTTTCCTTGTGCGCGGCGTCTAGCGCGCAATAAATCTGCTGCGGAATGTTCATCACACGGCCCCGTGTTTTTCTTCCAAAAGGGTAATTGCTTCTTCGACAAGATCATTCAGCGGGCGGCCGGTCTTGGCGGCCAGGACCTTTGCATAGGTCGCGCGGTCGTTGCTGATCCTGACGTTGAATTGAACCTTGGCCGCCTCTGCCTGTTGCGAAAGATTGCCCGAGGCGCGGCGGGGCGGTGGCGCGATGGCGTCCAGTCCTTTTTTCTTGTCGTTCATGTCAGGGCCTTTCCCCGGTCAATAGGTTAGAAACTTCGGCGGCCATCGCGCGCCCTTCCCCGTCAATTCCCTTGTGCCCGGTTTCGGCGGCTGTCCGGCCGATTGCGTGGGCCTGCTGGATGGATGGCAGTTCCCGGACGGATGCGGCAAGGGCGGTCAGTCCTGCCCGCTTGATGAAATCACGGGCGGACCTGTCAACCTTTGCGCTGCCGCGCGCCCGGCAGAATGCAAACCTGATTCGTTCCGGCGGCACCCCGGCCGCTTCGAGGTCATAGGCAACCTGAATTTGCGGGTCGAGATCGTCCACGGAATAGCCGGTGGGGATCAGGACCAAATCCGACGCGTGGGCCATGATGGCCCCCGAGCGTTCGGAGTGCGCGGGGCCGTCAAGGATTAGCAGGTCGTGATTGCCCGCGTCCTGGATCGCCCGGCGCGGGTCGCGGTATTTCTGGACCGGGATTTCAGGGTTCACGCCCATTTCGTCACGCCGCAACGTCCATTTCGTTGATGTGCCTTGCGCGGGGTCCAGATCGGCAATCTTGACCGCCCATCCGGCGCGGGTGAATTCGACGGCCAAAAGGCGCGCCAGGGTGGATTTCCCGACGCCCCCCTTTTGGCTGATAAGTGAAAGAATCATAGCACGTTGTCCCGTTGGGTTTGTTCTGCCCGTTTATGTCATTCATAGAATGATAGCAAGCTAGTGCGCTAGCAAGCTATCTTAAAGGTTAACCCGTTCGCACCCGGGGCTTGTTCCTGACGAACCCGAGAAACGCCAGATCGGCGTCGGCCGGTGGGGCCTTGTCCGCCGCCCATGCCCGCCATTCGCCTTCGAGGGCGTAAACGTCCGCGCCTGGACGGACCGCCTTTGCCGCGTCAATTGTGCAGGCGGACAATGGGGGCAGGGGTGGCGGTTCGGTGGCGTCGGCGTCCGGTGTGTCGCGGGGGCGGAACGTCACATGATCGTCCGCTGTGTCAAGCTGAACGTGATAATCCGGCAGGTGGTCGGTTTCGGCCAGGCGCTTGACGGCCACGCGGAAATTTCGGATCGCGCCTTGTGACCCTGATTTCCGGTGCAGGGTGTCCAGTCCAATGCTCCATCGCGGCTGGCGGCCGCAATGCTTGCGCCCCAATTCATAGAGTCGTTTTTCAAGCGGCCGTCTGAGGCGGAAATAATCCGGGTGCAGGGTTAGGATGGCGTTTGCTTCGATTGCTTCAAAAACCCACGCGGGCAAGCGGATGGTGCAGCCGGTGACGCCAAGGCGGCCACGGCGGCCGATGGTGGCGATTTCGACTAGGTGGAACATGGACACGTCTTTGCCCCCGCCCTTGGCGCGCAAGGTGGTTTTGACAAGCGTTCCGGCCAGCCGTTCTAGCGCATCTTCGAGCGCGCGATATTCACGCCCAGACGTGCCCCGGTTCGTGAATTGCAGGATTTCAGCGGATGGCATTTCCACAACCGGCCCCACGGGCAGGCCCCGCCGCATCCCGGCTGCGACCTTGGACACGGCGTAAATCAACAGATCCTTGTCATAGATCGTCGGCAGGCCCTTGCGGGATGGAATCATTTCGATCTGGACGGACCCGTGGCGATAGATGCGCGGGGCCATTTCCGGCCGCTTGGACAGTGAATAAAACGGGTGCTCCAGCGTGTCCACAAGGTCCTTTATCGGGGCTGACGCCACGTCGAAAAGGAATAGGTCGGCTTGCGGGTGCCGGTTCTGTGTCAGGGGGTCCGCCATGTTTCCCTTTCGTGTTTTTGAGTGCAGCGAATCGTGTTTTTAGATGCAGGGTTTCGTGTTTTTAGATGCAGGACGGTGAAATTTGCAATGAAAATTCAGGTTGTTACGCGACAAAATCGGACCCGTAACACTAGAATCTAACACTATATAACACTTTCCCGCGCGATTCGTTGCGCATTGATCCTTGAACCCGCAACGCCATAGCGCCGCGAAAGGTTCAACCCGCGCGAGTGATAAAAATTCGTCTTAAAGGCGAAAAAATAGCTAGCGCGCTAGTTTGCTATCATCTAAACGATGATTCCACGGGGCGACGGTTTGCCCCGATGGATCGCGAGAGGGGCCAGCTAAATGTCGCTGCAACACAATGATTTCAATGAACAAATGTCAATCTGTGTGGGTTCGCCGGTCACGGCCCGGCGGATGATGCAGGCGGCGAACCGCCGCGCGGTGGCGGAATTCCGCGCGTCCGATCTGGACACGTTGCTTTCCGTGAACCTGTCTCGCCCGGGCTTCCTGAATCGCGTTCCGGTTGACCCGGTGCAGCATCCGGCGGGGCTGTGTCAGTCGGTCCGGGCCTTTTCCGCGACCGAGGCCCAACTTTCCAGAATTTCGGCGGCGATGGGCCTGACATTTTGGGGCGAGGCTGTGGCGCTGGTCCTGGGGTATGTCGCGGCCTTCCCTGAGATTTTCACGGTCGCGGACCTGAAGGGCACGGCCCCCGCCGGGCTTCTGAAGGCGAAAGGGTCAATCAAGCGCGGAACCGTGCTTGCCGCCCCCTGTGTCCGGGGCATTCAGGCCCCGTTGACGGAAAAGACGGCCCTGTTTCTGGCCCGGGTGGCGGCCGCGCAGCGCATTTCGCGCGCGGATGCCGGATCGCTGATCCTTCATCGCCATATCGGCCGGGTTCTGGCGCTGATCGTGGGGGCTGCGTCGTGAAATCAAGTGCAGCCCGGTCTGTCGATCTGTTCCCCGCGTCGTTGCCGTCCGTGGCGGTGGCGCTGAAGCTGTGCCGCGTGGCTGACGTGCCGTCCGATTTCGCGGCCTTTTCGGCCACGTTCCTGCTTTCGGCCATCGTTCGCGAACATCGCCCGGCAGGCGACCTTCTGTCCCGGGCGCAGGCTGCGGACCTGCGCCGCCTGTCCCGGCAACTGGACGCTGCGGTGGCGATCCGTGGCCGGACTGCCTGAAGCCCGCCCCTGCGCCTGCTGTGGCGTCCCCTGGGCCGCTTTCGGTTATTCCCGAAAAAACCCCAAGGCCCTGCCGCCGCGAATGCGGACGGTCATGTGGGTTTGTGGCCGTCCTGAATGCAAGGCCCGGGCCGAGAACTGGAAGGCCCGGGCGGATGCTGCCCTGAATCATATCACCCCGCGCGCCAAGGTCGCCCCCGCGCCCCATGAGGCGCAGGCCGCGCTTTTCTGAAGGACTGAAAAATGGACATGAAATTCCGGGGAATCGTTTTCACGGGGTCCGGCTTGCTGGACGTGCTCAACCCCACGGCCGAGGCGATCCGAATTGAGGATATAGGCCACGGGCTTTCCGCCAAGGTGCGGTTTGGCGGCCATACGCGGCGCGATCTGCCGTTTTATTCGGTGGCGTGGCATTCGCTATTTTGCGAGGCGGTCGCGGATCAGATGGGCCTGCCCATCGCCACCCGCCTTCAGGCCCTTCTGCATGACGCCCCGGAATATGTCCTGGGCGATCAGGTCACGCCCGTTAAGTGCCTGTTGCGGGACTTCGGGCCGATTGAATCCGGCCTGTGGGCGGCGGTTGCGGGCGTGGCCCGCGTCCCGGTCGATTTCGCGGCCGAGGTCGGCCAGATTGACCGGCTGGCCCTGGACTGTGAGCGGCATTTCATCGGCGTTAAGGGGGACTGGTCGCCCGCCCCCGAGGTCCCGGACGAATGGCTGGCCGTGGCGGAAAAATGGTTCCGGTTCTGGCAGGCGCAGGCCCATGTTCAGAGGTTCGACGCGCACCTTTTCATCGCCCGTGCCAAGGCCCTGATTGCCGCCCGCGCTGATGAATTGGGGGTGTCCTGATATGTTCATGTGTGAAATTCGGCGGCCCGTTGTGCTGTCCCTTTACTGCTATACGGGCGAGGCGGTTTTGCCGTGGGCGCGCGCCGGTTTCGACTGCTATTGCTTTGACATTCAGCATTCCGAGGCGGGCGACGTGACCCGGTTTCCGGGTGGCGGTTCCATCACGAAAGAGCGGCTGGACCTGTGGGACCGTGGCAACGTCATGGGGCTGGCGGACAGGTTCGCGGGGCGCGCGGTGTTCCTGTCGTCGTTTCCGGTCTGCACGGACATGGCCGTGTCCGGCGCGCGGCATTTCGCTGCCAAGCGGGCCGTTGACCCGCTGTTTCAGCACAAGGCGGCGGACCGGGCCAAATGGTGCGGCGATCTGGGCGCGGCCCTTGGCTGCGCCTGGTTTGCAGAAAACCCCGCGTCCGTCCTGTCCACGTTTTGGCGCAGGCCGGACCATACGTTCAACCCAAATGAATTCGGGGGCTATATCCCCGAGGGCGAGGCCCGGCACCCGCGCTGGCCGGACTATATCCCGGACCGGGACGCATACACAAAGCGGACTTGCCTGTGGACGGGCGGCGGATTCGTCATGCCCGAGCGGCGGCCGGTCCCCTTGGGCGACTCTTACGGGGGGTCGCTGATCTGGAAAAAATTGGGGGGCAAGTCGATGAAAACCAAAAACATCAGGTCCGCCACTCCCCGGGGGTTTGCCCGGGCCGCGTTTCAGGCGAACGCCCGCAGGCTGGTTTCGGGTCTGGCGGCGGAATTGACCTGAACCCCTTGACTGCTAGCACGCTAGCAAGCTATCACCCGCAAAAGAGCAAGAGGGGCGGCCGTGAACAAGTCGGATCGGATCAAGGCGCAGGTTTCTTTGCGCGAGGTGGTGGAAGCGTCGGGGGTGGTTTGGGACCTTGCCAAATCGGCCCCCGCGCGCGGCGATTGGTGGGGGCCTTGCCCCCTTCATGGCGAGGCGACGGCATCGTTTCACGTTGTCGAAAAGGGCGGCGCGGGCGGGTGGTTCAAGTGTTTCGGGTGCGGCGCGGGCGGAACGGTTATTGACTTCGTTATGGCGCTGGACGCGGTGGACTTCACAACGGCCGTTCGTCGTCTGGCGGATCAGGCCGGGGTGGCCGGTGAAATGTCGGACGAACGCAAGGCGGAACTGACGGCCAAGCGCGAACGAGCCAAGGCTAACGCCAAGCGCGAAACCGCCCGCAGGGCGGCCGAGGGGGAGCGCATCGCCCGCCAGTTGTGGGGCACGGCCGAACGGGGCGCGCCCCTGCTGGCGGACTATCTGGCGGCCCGGGGTGTCGATCTGCGCGCAATCGGGGGTGTCCCCCCGTCCTTGCGCCTGCAACCGTCCTTGACGGCCCGCGACGGGGATCGCCCGGCCTTCCAGGGTCCGGCAATGGTCGCGGCCGTGGGGCGCGGTTCGCTGGTCGGGGTTCATAGAACCTGGATCACGGCCACGGGCCGCGCGCGCCACCCTGACGGGGCCAAGGTCGCCAAGCAATGGCTTGGCCGGACCGGGGAAATGTTCGGCCAGCCCTGCGCCCTTTCATCGCCCACGGCCGCCGTTGTCGTGGGTGAGGGGATTGAAACAACGCTGGCCGGGTGGTCGGGCCTGATGGCGGCGGGCCATGTCGGCTGGTCGGCCGAGGCCGGGTTATCGCGCGGCGCGATCACGGGACCGGCGCAGGACCTTGCCAGCCTGTGGACCCCGCGCCCCGGCGTGTCCGAGGTCCTTCTACTTGGGGAGGGGTCCAGCAAGCGGCCGCGCGAGGCCCGGGAACTATACGAAAGCGCAAAGTCCCGGCTTGAGGGTCGGGGCTTGCGCGTCCTGCTGACGGTTCCGGCCGGGCGGTGGGACTTGGATATGGACTTTGCGGACCTTGCGGCGTCCGAGAATGCGGAAAGGCTGAAATCGTGTCGATGATTGACCAATTGGCGGGCCGTCACTTTGCGGACGCCACCCCGGCCCGGTTTGCGCTGACGGTGCAGGAGCGCGCGGACCTTGAATTGAACGACGCGGGGAACGCGGCGCGCCTGCTGGCCGCCTATGCGGCGGATATGATATTCGTGAGCGGCAAGGATTGGGGGGTATGGGATGGCAACCGCTTTTCGTTCCAGTCGGGCGGCCTGCGTGCGGCCGAGATCGCGGCCCGCCTTCCGGCCCTGATTCAAGAGGAAATCGACGCGGTAAAGACGCGCGAGTTTGACGAATTCACGTTGAATCGGCGGATGCGGTCCGAGGCGGAAAAGGCGTCCAAGGGCGGCAAGGGCAAGCGATATGTGGACCTGGACGACGTGGCGCAGGACCTGCGCGCGGAACTGATTGCAAAGCTGACCGCGCACAAGATCAAGTGCGGCAACGTGGACAAGCAAAAAAAGGCGCTAGAGGCGGCCGCGTGGCAAGTCCGGGTTGAGGTTCAGGAATTGGACTCGAATCCCTGGGTCCTGGTCGTAAAGAATGGCATGGTGGACCTGCGGGCCGCAAAGGATCAGCCCCCGCGCGAAATGGTCAACGGTCAACCCACGCCCTTGTCCGAATGGCGGCGCGGCTGGCTGAAGCCGGTTGACCGTTCGTCGCACCCCACGAAATGCGCGGGTGTGCCGTTTGTCCCCGGTGCGGACTGCCCGAATTGGGTTGCGTTCATGGAACTGATTTTCCCGGACGCGGCCGTTCGGGCCTGTTTCCAGCGATGCGCGGGCGCGCTGCTGTTCGGGCGCAACGTGGCGCAGGTCGCGCTGCTGTTGCGCGGCGGCGGTGGCAACGGCAAGTCCACCCTGACGAAAATTCTTGGCGAGGTGCTGGACGCGTTCGGTGGCTATGCGGCCCCGGCGCGGGTGGAAATGTTCCTGCAAACGCAATCGCAATCGCCATCGCAGGCCACCCCCGAGGAAATGGACCTGCCCGGCGCGCGGGTTATCATCGCGTCGGAACCGGCCGTGACGGACGTTTTCAGCGCAAAGAAAATCAAGTCGCTGACGGGTGGGGATCTGCGCCCGGTCCGTGGTCTGAACAAGGATCAGTTTATTTATCGGCCTACGGCAATCCCCGTGATTTCGTTCAACCGAACCCCCAAGATCAAGGATGAGGACGAGGGCACGCGGCGGCGTCTGGTATTTATCCCGCTTGAGGTCAATCTGCGCGAACTTCCGCCCGAAAAGCGCAAGACGGAATTGCAGGCCGAGGCGGAACTTATGGGCGAACTGCCTGGGATTCTGAATTGGATGCTGGATGGGTTCCGGGATTTCTACACCCGGATAGAGGGGGGGTATGGGACGCCGCCCGGGATTGACCCGCCCGAGGTCATGCAGACGCTAAAAGACAAGATCATGGAAGCGGCGGACCCCGTGGGTTCGTTCCTGAAGGATTGCGCAACGCTGGACCCCAAGGCCCGCACCCCAACGCCTGAATTCTTCCGGGCTTTCAAGGCGTGGGCGCGCGAGAACGGCGCGCGCGTGTTTTCGGACGCGGCCTTGCGCGACAACCTGACGGAAAAGGGATTCGAGAAAGGGAAATACAATGGAAACATGGTTTTCAAAGGCTTCACTTGGCAGGATGACGAACTGGTGCGCAAATATCTTGCCGCGCCGGATTTCGCCGGGGATAGGTCAAGCTATGACTGACGAACTGACCGCTTGCGATGCTTGCGGCCGTCACCCCGAGGCGTCCGCGTTCTGGACTTCGGACGAACGGCCGCTGTGTGTTGATTGCGCCACGCTGGCGGTGTGGGGTCCGGTCCCCGAGGTTCCGCCGGGGCCGCTGCGGGTCGCGGCGATCAGTCGGGGCAGTTACGCCCCCTGCCGCGTCCCCGCGCCCCTGTCCTTCCCCGCCCGCCAGGACTCCCCGGAACCCGCCCCCGCGCTTCCCCCTGATGTGGCCGGGGCCTGGGGCGATCTGCGCGGCGCGCTTGATGGTCTGAAATCGACGCTGGACGGCGTTCCGCCAGCCGCGCCCCCGGCGGCAGGGCTGCGCGCGGTGGCTGATGCTGCGGCCGTTCTGGCCGAGGCGGCGGCGGCCGTGTCCCGCGCGATCCATGACGCGTTCCCCGACGTTGTGACCCCCGACGGGGCCGCTTGTCCCGGCTGCATTGCTGCCGGGTGGTGCGGGGACTGCTGAACGTCGCGCTTGCGCCCCAAGTGATAGTTTGCTAGCACGCTAGCAAGCTGCATGGGATTTCAGGATGGCGAATTTAACATCAGATCAAGCGGGCGGCATTCTTGCCGCCCCTTCTGCCGTTCAGGTGTCGGCGGGCATGTCCGCGACGGCCGAACGGCCCTTGCTGATCGCTGCTGCCGCCATCGCGCAAGGCGAAATCACGCCCGCCCTGCCGCCGCGCCCTTCCCCGCGCCCCTTCCCTACGGGTCCCCAATTGGGGGAGTTTGGGGAGGGAGAGGGAAAGAGACAGGCGCTAGCGCGCCTGACGCTGACTGGTGAGGGCGGGCAATTTTCGCGAAGTGGGGAGGGCTTGGGGA